GGTTACAAAAAGAAAGTGTGTCTAATCTCCCGATTGTTCCCATTGGAGGCGGGAAGGGGGGACCTCTGAGAGGGACCCGCGAAATTTTGGGCTCAAAACTTTTTTGCGCTCAAATCCCCGAAAACTTTTCGGGCCCGCGCAGAAAAACGCTATAAAGCCTGGAGATTCAGCAGATTTGGATTATCGCCGGCGGCGCTTGGGTGCATCGATTTGTTAATCGTCCGCCTCGAGCGCAGGCCCTAGAACCACTGCTGGTCTTTCCTGTACCCGCTTCCGTTGCAGTTCGGGCACGTTCCAGGGCCGTCGTCATCCCAGCCGTATCTACCTGACTCCCCGGCCACTGAGTCGACAACCCCTTCGCCAGCGCAGCTTAAGCAAGGTGGCTCGGGACCGTCGTCATAGCTCAGGTCCTCCAGGTCAGAATCGGCAACAGGTTGTTGATCGATTGGTTGGGTCATGGTTAAGCCTCTTGCTTTAAAAACTGCGACGCATGCAAAACCGCTTCAACGCAGGCTTGGCAGGTTACGGCTCGCCTAGTTCCGTAGACAATCCCCGTATCCGCATCGTCTGCTAATCCACACATTGTTGCGTAGGTGTCCGGACCGTGGATGCAAACCTTGCTTTCGATAGGGTCAATCACCCGCATGCTTGGAGGGATCGATAGCTTTTCCAGTCCTTCAATTTTCTTGCCTTTAGTCATTTGTTCCTCTTCTCGTTGTAGCTGCGTACCAAGCGCCGTACTGTCTCGGCAAACCGACTAAAAAACCAAGCTTTTACATTCTATGTTAGACCCCTTGCAGGGGTACTTAAACACTTCATAAACCCTGGTTTTCCAGGGTTTTTTTACGTACCGAGACACGCTCGGACACGCTCGAACACGCTCGGACCCGATTAGCGCCGTACGTCGCGCCGTACATTGGACCCGCGCCGTACATCGCTCTTTTCCTTCGGTTTCTCGATCGCCTTGGTCCAGTGCTCGTCGGTGACCATCAGGTAATGATCCCTGGCTACCCGCTTGGAATGGCCAAACCAGGCCTCGCAAACGTGCGAAGCAAACCGTTCCTCCATGTCGGTTCGGCATGAGGCCCTGAGATTGTGCCATAGCTTGGGCCATTGCTTCAACCCAGCTAGCAGGATCGCCGATTCGAGCCACCGTCGCAGGGTTGTCCCCGCACTGGCCCGAGCTCGGCTAAATACCCAAGGCGATGTGTCGGCAGTCTCAGCCAGGCGTAGCATGTGCTCATAGACGATCGGGACCATCGGCACGACACGCTGGCCGGTCTTGGTCCCCGTCGGGATTGTGATTCGATGCTTCTCAAAGTCCACATGTTGCCATGTCAGGGGCAGCAGCTCGTGTGGGATCCGCAGGCCTGCAAACCTCGCCAGCACAAACGAGGCCTTCGCTTGAATCGATCCGAGCTTATCGAGCACCTTCATCGCGTCGGCCTCGGTCAAATGGTGATCCTTCGTTCGATCGATCTTGGCTCGCAGATTGACCCCGGCGAACGGATTGGTCGCCAAAAGTCGGGAATCGACGGCGTCCTGCATGACTTGCTTGGTCCGTTCGACGATCTTTTTCGCGTGGGCGGCTGCGTGGACGGACTCCATCCTCAGTGCGAAGTGTTTCGCGTCGGCGATGGTAATCTCACTGATCAGACGATCGCCAAGGTTGTCAATCGCATGCTTTCGAGCGGTTTTGAAGCCCTTGAGCGAACTGAATGCAAAGTCGGCTCGCTTGGACACATAAGCATCCCAAACGATCGAGAGCAGCGGCGAGACGGTCGGCGGTTTCCACTTCGCAAGTAGCCCAGCGGCCTGGAGCTTGGCACGGAATCGAGCGTCACACAACGCGAGCCAAGCTTGGATCTGGGGATCCGGTTCGATCCCGACATTGTTGCTGGCCATCAGACGCTCGACGTTTCGTCGGACGGTTTCAGCACCGGCCTTAGTCACCTTGCCCAAGTAGATCTGGCATCGTCGGCCAGACGGCAAGGTAACGCAACAGTACCACCCTCGGTGCTTGTGTTTGTAGATCGAGCTCATTCACTACCGGCCTAAAAACCGATCGATTTCCTTGCGGTCGATTCTCAGATGCCTACCGATTCGAACGGCTCGCAACTGCTGGGAATCGATCAGGCCATCGATCGTACGGACAGAGACACCGAGGATTTCCGCGACTTCCTCCCTAGAGAAAGCTTCGCGAGGTATTGTAGATTTCCGCATCGCAGCCTCGATCGACTGCTGAAGCAATCCGAGGATCTGCGTGGTGTCTGTAGAATTGGCCGACATGATGGCTCCGGGTGGTCTTCATCCTGAAAACCGCCCCGAGCGGGGTGTCCAGACAGTCTACGGACTCGGTCGGCACAGTCAAGGCATCACCGGGTTTCATCCCCCCAAGATGCACCAACAAGACACAGAATGTGAAGTATCACGCCAGGAACGATCAACATGATGTATCCAGCGATCGTCACCACAAACCAAACCAGCCCATTGATGATCTGCCCTTTGTACGCTTGCCCCAAACCAGGGACGATCAGACTCAGCAGGATAGCAGTACCCCGGCTCCATCGCCTCATTGTCGGTGCGGCCACGTGAACATTCACGATGCTCTGTGGTACCGGAGCTGCGGCGGGTTGAAACATCGGTTGCTGATAAGCCGGGATCGGTGCCGGCTGGGGTGCGATAACCTCGTTCGGCAACGGGGCCAGCGATCGAGGCTCCAAAGCCACCTCGGGCCAATTGAGTCCCTTGATCTTTGTGATCGGTTGCCAGTCATCGACCCCATCTTTACGAACTTGAGCGTTCGCCGGGACTTTGCCAGCTTCAACCGCTTGTTTCAACTGCGTGGAACTGATGGGACCAATTGTCTTACCACCTGCTCGGACGTGCCATGCAGACATTGCTTTACCCTTTTCTTTGCGTTTTCCCGGCTGGGAAAACTGGACGGTTTAGGAAATCTAGGACGGCTTTGACCAAACGTGTCAAAACCCATCGGATACTAGCTGCGTTATTTCAAAGTCTTGTTGTTTCTCGTGGTGAAATCATGCCGAAAGTCAACGTTTTTATTGTCGATAACTTAGATTCCAGGGTGCTGCTTCGCTTCTCGCGAGTCGGACGAAAAAAAGCCAGTTGGATTGCCAGTCAGTGGGGAAAAGAGGGGGTCAGTCAGACGTCCGTTTTGATTTGCGACTCGGAGATTCCTTCGCCACCCTTGCTGCCTCAGCAAGTTGTTTTGCAATCGCCGACTTAGTTTTGCTGGACCTCTTTTCGCGATACTTCGCTTCGAGTGTCCGCTTTTCTTCAAGCTGCTCGGGGAGCAGCATTTCGTCGGCGTTTCTCATCACCATTGGACTGACAGGGCCGACGAACTTCCGGCCCTGCTCGAAGACATGCTCCATGCCAGTGTGAAGCGTTTTCCATGCGCCGTGCGGAAACTCCTGGATTTTTGCGTCCTCCAGGTTCTTGAGTGCTGTTCGCATCTCCGTGGCCGCAAGCTCTAGCAGTTCAACGAACTTTCGGATTCGTTCGATCGGTATTTGGTTCTTCTCGTGGTTCATGCCGTAATCTTTCTCGATTTTTTTCAAAGATCAATAGCCCAATGAAAACATTGGGAAACATCTACACGAACGGGAGCACGTTGGGAGAATGTTGGGAGTAAGTTGGGAGATTCCTGTTGACGTTTATAAACTTACAACGTAAAAATCCAGACGTGTGAAAGCGAGCGTATGAAACGCTTGTTTCAGTGGCATGACGCCAACCGCGTCTCGCCCAGAGGATTTTGGTTATGAGCAACTCAAGAGAACAGCTGATTATGGTTTTGCGTGCTGGACGGACTCGACGAAAGCAATCACGAGTCGAGGAGCGTGTCCGATGTGACAAGTGCCTCGGTACCAATCGCGATGGTTCGGAGTGCGACAAGCAGGCGACTCGTCGAGGGCTTTGTGAGAATTGCTACCGCGCATGGATGGCCTCTGTTCGAGGAATGAATCCAGAGCAGAAAGCGGCAGCCGAATCTCGCTTGATCTCGGCTGGTGCTTTGCTTGGCGATCGGGAGGTTTTGAGAATCAAGAACAGGTCGGTTTTTGTGAGACTAGCTTGAACCGCTTCGGGCGGGGTGTGTGGCCCCGGTATCACGGATTGATACCGGGGCCTTTTTTCAAACTCATTACAAAGGGCAAGTGAGAATGACGGGAAAGCAACAACGATTTTTGAATCATGTGGATCGACTGTATCAAGTCGCAGCTCGCGTCGGCGATCGAGAGGCGGTCCTGCGAGTCGGCTCGACTCTGCTGGTCGTCCGAGGCTCGGTGCCAGAGTTGGCGTCGGCCTGGAATCAGTTCGCTCACCATGTCGGCAATACCGACGGGACGCTCCTGAACCATCTGCGGTACTTCTGGGCCGTGATGCGAAACATGCGAGGCCGAGACTCGGTCACGCTCGTCGAGCTGACGGCCGACGTTGCGTTCACCGTCCAAGTAGACATCGAGGCCTCAGTCGTGGACATGGTGGCCTGATGGGAATCGCCCTAAAACCAAAGAAGATCCAACCACTGCCCAGCAAACGAAAGCCGGAAGAGCACACGGTCGTCGTCGTGATCGCCAGATCGTCGGCAGACGACATGCCGTTGAGAGCTTTCGTCGGCAGCGATGCGATGGCCGAAGCGTTGACCTGGGCGACAAAGCTCGCCAAGTCCAGAGAGGCGACGACCGAGACGGCGCATGCACTTGCTGGGTGGATGGGTTGGTCGGCTAGCACTGGCGTTATGGATCGCTTGCCGACTGGCATCACACATTTGACCCTGGTGACCTTCGAGCGAGGCGTCCCCAAGGAACAAGAGACAATCGCTGTCGCAGCACCTAGGGTTGATCGGACTGTGAGGTACACAAGCGATGTCTGAGACACCTGACTGCTGGGAAGTCCTAGCCGACAAGATGATCGGCTGGATGGATCCGAACAACGCTCCCGAGGATCGGAAGCAAATCGCGGCCAAGTACAAAGAGGTCGCTGAGTACTTGTGGGATTTCCTTCCACCAACGCACGAGCGACAAGTGGCACTCCGTAAGCTCCTCGAATCGTACACTTGGGCCATGAGGATCTCGCTCGGGTTCTGTCCGATTAACACGACCCATGACCACCAGTTGAACGCGATCAAATTTTGGATTTGCGAATTTTCAAACGTCGAGGCATGTCGTCTTATCGGGCATCACTTTTTCAATCTTGATGCAACGATTTCCGAAGAGTTTCGAAACCGCCAGGGCCTACTTGGTCCGGTCACATTCGAGCGAGTTCAAGCAGCCCAGTTGCTGCTCGAGTCGCGAGACGCAGCCGTGCGAGCTTGCCTCGACATGCTCGCCGAACAACAGAAACAAGTACTGAGTAACACACACGAACGAGCGTAGCGAGTCGCAATGGCCTTGTGCCTGCTTCTCGCAAGCTCGAACGTTGAGGCGGCAACTGCCTAAGTTGCGAGGACCGTATACCACCAAGTATTACCCTTTTCACGTTTGAGTAGCGGGTGTGAACCCCGCACGGTCCTTTGACCCCTCGGGGTCTCGTGAGTGGAAGTCACGTTAATCGAAACCGCGAGGCCACTGCGAAACGCAAAGTGTGGCGAGGACCGGTCGACTAAGTAAGTCTCGCGCCTTTGGTGCGTCGAAATGCAGGCAAACCCTGTCCGGTCCTTTTAGCCCTGAAAGTTATTGCGGAGGAACACCTGGAGTAATCCAGGAAGCGCGGGTTCGAATCCTGCTCAGGGCTTTGCCAGTCGTACGAGCGACGTACGAGGCGGTTTGGTTGATAGTCTTTTCCAGCGGAGGCGACAATGAGGTCCCAAAGTCTGTGGTTGGTGTTGTATGCGATGTGTTTGGTATTGCTCGGCGGTGGCTATGCGGCGATCGCAGCAGCCGAGACGACCAAATCGGCGACACAGTGCGTGTCAGGCCAGTGCTCACGTGCGATCTCTCGCACAGTGAAAACCCCAGTTAGGCAGTATCGTCCGCTCGTCGGACGCATCGTGCCTCGTCGATAGCGCGGTAGCCCTTTCCCGCGCTGCACGGTCGCGGGCTGCGTGATGTCCCCGCATTACGAAAGGCCCTCGGGGGGCGGTTCCCCAGCGATCGTTTTGTTTGTTGTGTGTTTGTTCTGGTTGTCATCTGAAAGGGTTCATGATGCCAAAGTTAGCAGGGTTTACGCTCCAAGCCGGAAAGCTTTATGCGGTCGGCTTGGGCACGAAAAAGAAACCAGTCAAGACGTTCTACGACGTCGACATGGATCAATGGTACATCCGATTCGGCGATGCACCTTGGAATCATCTCGGGGAGTTCATCGAACAGAATCCCGGCATCGAGATCGACGAGGTCGACGCAGAGGGTCGGCAAGTCTCTGACGATGCTCCCGAGGTCGCTTGGCCTACGGTGGCCACGGCTGCCGAAGTCGATGTGATGCCGACAGTCCAGTCGGCTGCGTCGGCACTTCCTGAACAGCCAGCGTGGATGGAGTGATCACCGTGACAGCGTTTCAGCAACAATTCCTCCCCCTGTCTGGCGACGCTGCCGACGCGAATCGGGACATCGTCCGATTGGCTGCGGCACGGTCGGACTCGGCACGGAAGGAATCGAGGCTGATCGTCGGCAAGCGAATGCAAGTCTTCACGGCGATCTCCCGAGCTGCTCGCGGACTCACGATGCGTGAGATGGCTGCGATCAGTGGCCGGGGAATCAACTGTTGGACACAACCTTTCTCGGACCTTCGGGCCTGGGGAATCATCGAGACGACAGACGAGAGAAGAGACGGAGGCACTGTGCATCGTCTCAAGAAAACGATTTCGGTAAATGACAAGGGAGAATGGGCATGAGTTGGTACAGCATTGCGAATGAAGAAGTGAACCTGACGATTCAGAAGGTCATGAAAGAAAACCATGGGGATCTGCATGCAGCAGGCGTGACAATCACCGCACTGATCGCCAGGAGCGAAGAGGGGCCAGCGATCAAGGTGCGAGGCTCCGAGGCCGCTGGATGCATCCGGATCACCAAGCTAGCCGAGCGGACCCTGGGTCTCGGCGATGCTCTGATGACCCTCGACGGCGAACGGATGGACGCATGGACGAGCAAACGACTGCAAGCGGTGATCGATCACGAGCTGCGGCACCTGATGCTCGCGAAGAACAAAAAGACGGGGCAGATCCAACTCGACGACGAAGGTCGGCCCAAGCTCCGGATCCGGCCCCACGACTTCGAATTCGGCTGGTTCGCTCGTACGGCCGAGCTCTACGGAGAGGAGTCTTACGAGGTTTCCCAAGCTCGGGAGATCGTGGCCGCTCAATTCGTCCAGAACTTTCTCCCTGGCTTCGAAATCGATCCAGACCCCACCGGCTTGGCTGCGTTCCATAGCAAGCTCGATCCAGTACGAGCGATCGGTTCGAGAGTCAAGCATGTCAACCTGACGGTGACCAAGAAGCAGATCGCCGAGCGTGAAAAGCTCCAGGCGGAGAAGGGTGGCGACACCAGCAAGTTGTATGTAATCGACGGAGACCTTTTTCCCAGCAAAAAGGACGACTTCGAGGGCCAAGTAAAAGATGTGAAAGCCGCGTGCGACGCAGCGTCCAGGCGCGTCGCAGACCGTGGACGAGTCGGGACCTATTCCGCAGCTCTCTCGGCCAAGGCCACCAAGCCCAAGCGAGCCAGCAAGAAAGGTGACACGGTGGCATCTTGAGATTACCACCAATCACTCGGGTGGAGCCAAAGACTCCGACCCGTTTCGAGACTGATGTGAGTCGTGGCATTCAAGACATCGGGCGAGATCTCGTAAAAATCAAGTCCGACGTCAGCGACCTTTGTTTTATGGCAACTGGTTTGTTCGCGCTGTCGATCATCAACATCCTTCTGCATTACCACTGTGCTGAGTTGTTGTCGGAGATCAAGCAATCCACGGATCCTAGCAAGGCAGTGCAGATGGAGGCCAACCAGTGAGCCAAGACCAAAACAAAGGGCCGATCTACGGGGTTTTGCTTCCGGATGATCTTCCGCTCGGAAGCGGTGGATTTTCTCAGGCTGTTCCAGATCGAGACGAACTAAATCTAGTTCGAAAGAGAGTAGGGGACCGGACTGTTGCAGCTCTGGAGGTTGCCCTCTCGCTCGTCGCGGCAATCGAGCGCAGCGGCTACGACATTTCACCTTGCATGACTTGCGGATCTTCGACCGTTTGCATTCCAGACGGCCTAGCTTTGTGCAAGCCATGCGCAGCAAAGGCAGGGATTTAGACATGAACCAGCTCTACACCAAATACCACGTACGCACTCCCGACGAGCAGCCGCTCGACTCGGGGTGCTTTGTCCTCCGACCGTTCAACAGCGACGGAACCATCCGCGATCCAGCAGCGGTCGCGGCATTGAAGACCTACGCGAATTTCCTCCCGGCGGCTCAACGTGAGCTCCGGGCCGAAATCACCGATTGGGTCGACACCCCTGGCCTGAGTCAAGCAACGCGGGAGCTTAACGTGCCTTCCCGCGACTTTGCGGACCGGTGGAAGGATTTCTCTGGGAGGCTGCGTGCGGATCTTGGTTCGCATGATGTCCCAGAAAGCTTTTAACCGTCCGATTGTAACCATCGAAAGGGCAGAAACGATGTACAACGAACTAGAACTTTCCGGCATGGATCACGACGACGACAGCTTCGACAACGACAAACACGACTGGCAAGACGACCTCGCCGGGGAATCGCTTCCACAGCTCACCCCCGAAGCGGCCTTCCTGGCCTGCGCGTCAGTCGTGGCCGTGTTGTTCGTGATCGTGCTCGCAAGCTTCGAGGCCTGGAGGATCCTGACGAATGGATAGCTCCGGGACTGGGACCGTCTACCGAATCGCCAAGTGGACCGAGACATTCGAGCGAGCGGAATCTCGCAAGTTGAAGCAGCTCACTTGGATCGCCATGCCAGTCGGCTTTTCGTCGACCGGCTACCAAGCCATGCTGGAGGACTTCGACGCCGAACGAGCTCCAGCGATCTATGGCGCGTGGTGCGCCCTTTGTGCCTATGCGGCCTCCTGCCATGTCAGGGGGACGCTGGGGAACAGTCGGGGGATTCCCCTGAAGATCTCCCACGTTGCCAGGATCACTGGTTTTGCCGAGTCCGTTTTCCGGGACTTGTTCGCTTGGGCCTCACGTGAGGACATCGGATGGCTTGAGGCTGTCCCAGCGGGTGAGATCGCTCAGGAGATTGCGGACCAAGCGGAAAAACTCAGGGATTCTAGCACTTCGGGGGAATCCCCCGACAACCCCCCGACGCCTCAGGGGAATCCCCCGAGCACACGACCGGACCGTACCGAACAGGACAGGACAGGACCCAACCTAACCGGACCAGACAAGACCCGTCGTTCGATCGATTGGACGTCGGCGGGTTTGGAATTTCGGGAATCGGTTCGGGAAACCGCAGCGAGCATGAGCGAAATGCAAGCTCGCGGGATCCGGCTGGGCCTGAGTCGCGACGAGATCTGGCGGATCGCCTGGGTCGGCACCGACTTCGACAAAGCAGGCCTGCTGGACGCATTGGCACGTTGCCGAGAGCACCAGGTCGACAAACCCAAAGGTTACCTCGGCATGGTGATGGTTCGCATGTGCCAAGCCAGGGGCGAGAGCTGGGACGAGCTCAAGCTGCAAGTCCCACCGCCACCACCCCCACCAGCCAAACCCGGTGCGAACGTCGCTCCGCAGATGGCCGCCGAGGTCGCATAACTTTTCAACCCATGGAGGCATGATGCCAGCCAGCAAAAAGACCAGCCCGAAACCGAACAGCCTCCTGCAGGAAGCTCGCCAGTCGGCGACGCAGTACCAACGAAAGAAGGGCATGCAGACTTGGTTTCAGGTCCTGGAAGCCAACGAGCCTAAAAAGGCCGGAGAGCTCAAGACGCTTTGCATCGACTGGCACAAGGGCGGCGAGTCGCGAGACCTGTTCCCGGGCAAAGCGGACCTTCTCCGATTTGTGAATGCGAGAGTCTGCAAGGTGGGTCGATTCGGTTTCGACACCTGGCTGAACGAGGTCGCTTCATGAGCCTCAAAAAACAGATCAAAGCTTGGACCCGCAACGAGGCGACCGAGTCCCAAGAGCTACTGACCGCCAGAGCACAGCTCAAGCAGCTCGAGGTTGCACTCAAGCGAGAGCGGTCGGCACGAGAGCTGCTCGAGCAGACCCTCGATCGATTGCGAAGCTCGTCGGTGAAATTGAACCTGACGCGCAAAGCCAAAAGCTCCAAGGGCGGTGTCACACTGCGAGTGATCGTCCCCGATTCCCATGGATGCTTCGTTGATCAGTCGGCAGCGTCGGCGATGCTTGCGGACATCGCGATGCTCAAGCCCAGTTCGATCATCCTCCTGGGTGATCATCTCGACTGCGGTGGCTTCCTGGCCGAGCACCACACCTGAGGCTACGTGGCCGAGACCGACTACACTTTCGAGGACGACTGCGCGGCAACGAACCAGTTCCTGGATGCGCTGCAGTCGGCAGCACCACAAGCGACGATCGAGTACCTCGAGGGAAACCACGAGCGACGCATCGAGAAGTGGATCGTCACCGACGCACTGCGAACGGGCAAAGGATCCCGAGGCGACGTCAAGATGCTCAACACGTTGTTCTCGACCGAGACGGTGTTGCAGCTCGACAAGCGAAAGATCCCCATCTACAAGCAGGGTCAGTGGTACGACGGGTGCCATGTCCCCGGTACGATCCTGCGGGATAATTGCTACTTCACCCACGGACAATTCACATCCAAGGCCGCAGCGGCCGCGCACTTGGCCAAGTACAACTCGAACATCTGGTTCGGCCATACCCACCGGATGGACATGGCGACCAAACGAACCGTCGCCTCGGGCCCGATCGGAGCATGGAACCCCGGTTGCCTGTGCCAGCTCCAGCCCTTCTACATGCATCAAAACTTGACCGACTGGGTCAACGGTTACGGAATCCAGTTGGTGCAGAAGGGACTCGGGCATTTGAATCTTCAAATCCCAATTATCGACGGCGTGTCATACCTGTCCCCGCTGATCCGCAGGGGAGCAGCGTAAGGAATTTCGGGTGGTTTTTCTTAGGAGGATGAGAGAGTGAAGGATTTTAAATGGCGGGTGATTCATGCAGCAAAGCACTTTGACCCGCATGTTGTTGGCAAGCTTTTACAGGCTCAAGTAGATACTTTGATCGGAGGGAGGCAATACACGGTGGATGGATCGCTAGTGGAGATCGGTTCGATCGACCGTCCACCGGACCTTTCACAGATGGGTGTCCAGATGGTCTCGGAGGTCGAAAAGCCGATCGTCAAAACCGTTGCCTTTGAGCTTGAACCAACTGTTAAGGAATCCTTGACAGTTGCCGTCGAGCCCGAACCAGTTATCAAGGAATCCTTAACAACTGAGGAAATCGCTGACACTTACGAGAGAGTCAAGCAAATTGTTGCCGTGACTGACGACAGCGGAGACGAGGCCTTGTATGTTGATGGCGTGCTGAAAGCATGGGATTCGACGATTTACTCATGCGACATTGCTGCGCTCGCTGGAAATGCAATCGTTACGATTTCTCATCGCAACGTTGGGCGAACGCTTTCGGACTGGCCAAAGAAGCTAAGCGATGTCTTTGCATCCAACGATCCGGAAATCTCGGACAGTTCGAACCCTTCGGAAACTCCGAACAGTTTGCTCGACAACCATTCTGCTGACGCCAGCAAAATGGTCATGGACGGACCAACGGAAACACAGCAAAAGCTAGATGTTCCCGAAACAGATTTCGCGAACATGCAGAACGAAAAGATCACGATCGGATACACGGTACCGAATGCGTACGATACAGACGCGGAGCCGATTACCGAGCCAATCCAACGCAAGCGAGTCCTGTACATCGCTGGGCCGATGCGAGGGATCGCTTGGTTCAACTACCCGCTTTTCGATCGCGTCGCCAAAGAGCTGCGCGACGCCGGCAACGAAGTCATCAGCCCAGCGGACGAGGATCGCAAGCACGATGGTTTCGATCCGTACGCAAATCCATCGCATGCGAATCGTGACGCTTGCACCTTTCCCAAAAGCATGGACTTCGCCAAGACCGTGCGTCGGTGCCTCGAGGCCGTCCTGCGGTGCGACGAGATTGTCCTGCTTCCAGGCTGGGAGAACAGCAATGGAGCTGTGGCCGAGCTGACCCTGGCCATTTGGCTCAACAAGCGGGTGCGAGATGTGCGAATCGACGACCAAGATCGAATCACCTATCTTGGCCAGTGGATGGGGCTCGCAGGCCTGGCCATGCAGCTTCGCGACTATCACCTAGAGGTCGAAGTCCCATACCCTACCGCCGCCGAGCAAGACGACGACGACGAGGACGACGAGGACATCCTGGCCGAAGCATCCCGGATCACGCGTGGCAGTCGTCAATCGCAATACGGGCCTCCTGATCAGGACTTCCGCCGGACCGCTGGCATGTGGTCGGCATTGTTCCTTTCCAAGCTCAAAGACGGGGTGACATTCGAGTCCCGAGACGTCGCACTGGCGATGATCTTGCTGAAGACCTCCCGCGAGACGCACCAACGCAAACGGGACAACTGGGTGGACATCGCCGGGTACGCAAGCTGCGGGAGCCGGTGCAACTGATGGACCTAATCATTGCTGTTTGCGTCGTAGTGTTTTTCTGCGTCATCATTGCGCTCGGCGACGACGACTTTCGAGGGCCCTCGCTATGAGCACCGACCACGACAACCCATTGAGTGTCGATGAGGCAATGGCTCTCATCGGCAAATGGGAGACGCATCCCGGTCTCCTGCTGGCCATCTTCGACGCAGCCCGAAAGCTTCGCGACGAAGTCGAGCTTCTGCGTGACACTAAAAATCACATGCAGAAAAGCAACGACGAACTGACGCGATTCCTCGCGCAGCACGTCAGGGACAAGAAAGCCTTACAAACCAAACTCGACCAGCTCCGTGACATCAACAAGAATCTGGTGAGGAACTTCGACGAATTGTGGAAGATCAACGCGGAGCATTGCAAGGCCAGGAAAGCCAAGGACGCCGAGCTCGACCAGCTCCGGGCCGTTGTGGCCCAGAACAACCAGAGCTTGTGCGGCATCATTACCAGATGGATCAAACCTAGCACGAACTGAGGCAAGCTATGTTCAAACTACTCGGACTGCTGCTCGGCGGCGGAGCGATCCCCCGCGAAGCAGCTCGGGCCCGGACCAACAACGGATGCTGGCCGATGCTCCTGATTCCCCTGATCGCTATACTGATCTTCGGAGTGCTGCTAGCCTGCGGAATCCTAGAAGTGAAGATAGAGTTTGACCGATGACCAAATCAACCAGAAACGGACGGACGATCGAGTACATGCGGGGAACTGGCCCAGGTGGCCAGAACCGCAACAAGATCGAGTCGGCTTGTCGGATCACCGATCATGCGTCTGGAATCTCGGCCTACGCCGACTGCCGGACACGTGAAGCGTCGTACCGCATGGCCCTGGCCGAACTGGACAAGCGGATCGCCCAGGCCAAAGCCGACGCACAGGCCAAGGTCCGCAAGGATCGTCGCGACGTAGCGATTCACGACCACACCGTGGTTCGCACCTACAACTTCTCGCGCGGGCTCGTCAAAGACCACCGAAGCGGGAAAGAGGCCACCGTGAAAGAGATCCTCGGCAAAGGACGATTGGAGCTACTGCGATGACAACCGATGACAAAGACACCCAAGCCTTTGCCTGTCTTGGCGAGTTTGTACAGTGGTGGGAGGCTTTCAAGGCTTCGCACTGCGAGGGCCTGTATGCTAATTGGTCCTGCAATGATGACCTGGTGGTCAGATTCGTGTTCCGAAATGCATACTCGGTTTTCAATTACAAGCTTGACTTGAAAGATCGATACATCCCCAAAGCGGTGTTAGAGATGCAGGTAGGCTTGCTCAAATTGCAGGCGGTACCAATCATCACCAAACCTAACGATAGCGCGTCTTAGCAAGTGACCGAACCACAGCAATCAGATCGACCGGAGGACGAGGCAAATCCATACTGGGAAGACAGTGACTGGGATCCATGCGACAAGGTGTGCCCGGACTGCGGCAAGTTGGTATGGGAGGCCACTTGGTTCGACGATCCCCCTGAATTGGGAGGCGCGGCAATCGGCACCAAATGGGAGTGCGGGGATTGCGGGTGGTCTGATTCGAACTAGCAAACCCAACGTTAGCGAGTCTTAGCAAGACTCGCACAAGCCAGAAAAACCAAAGGATTTCCCGTCCGTGGTCCTAGTTGTGGTCCTGGGGTATCCGTAGACTACAAGCAGCAAACGGGGGGAAAGCAATGACACTGGAAGACGTAGAACGCGCGAAAGCTCGAATCCGGCTGTACAAAAGCGGACGTACAATAACGGAGGTCTATGGCCCTCACGTAAGCTATCAGGATGCGTACATCTGGGACTGCAAGACTGTGGCCGATTGGTACGCATGTCACGCTGACCAAATTGACGCGGAGCGATACCGATGGTTGCGAGCACAGCACCATAGCGATTCGACGTTGTGCGTGGTGCAAAACCCTAAGGACGCAGTAAAGCCCGGAAAGAGTTGCCCAAGTGAAGAACACCTGGACAACCTTATCGACAAGGCAATAGGAGCAAACCGTGGGTAGGCGTAAGCCAAAGACGATTGATCCGAAGCAGATTTCCGAAGCCTTTGCCCTTTGGGCCGGTGCGATGAAGAGGGCAGCACAAGCCATGGAAGACTTGGTCAAATCGCCAGAGTTCCAAGAGTTCCTCGCAAAGCACTATCCATCTAAAACACCGAAACAAACAGAGAAAAACCATGGAAATGTTTGAACCAAAAATGATGATGATGATCGGGGACGTCGGCAGTAAGCGACTGGAGTTCTCCACTGTCCTGTCACAAAAAGAATTCTTCGAGTTGATGCGCGAGACTAATCGAATCTTTTCTTTTGCCCTGCGAACGTGGGACCCAGAAACAGGCAATGCGGTGATTGAGCTTGTGCCAGGAAACGGCATGGCATTGGTTAGTAAGTACGCGGAATGGGAAATGACCGACCAGTCGCCCGAAAGCGTCGAAATTCGTGACGCCTACTACCGAGCTCGTCGCAAATTCTACAAGGATCTTCTACACGAGATCAGTCGCTCGATGGACGAGCCAACCGAATCTGTACCGGAACAAGATCCATCACCCACTCTTCCGCCTGAGGGCCCGCAGCTCGGCTAGGGTAAGCTTGCCATCGTTCGGCCGCTTGGCGATCTTCTCGACGGCTTCGACTCGCTGCTCGACCGGTGACGGCTCTCGGGATTGATCCTGCTCGGGTCGATCCTGTCCGGATCGGTCGGACATGGAAATCTTGCGGCGGCGTACCACTCGATCCGACTCACCGGGAACTTTCACCCCCAGGATCGAGGCACCCACCGCGGCTAGGATCGTCGCGTCAAGGAAGTGATTGTCCCGTCCTGGCCTGCATCCCCACTCAAACAGCTCTCTGCCTTGCCCCTGAGTCTTCGTGGGGTATTCTGCAGAAAGGTTGTCAGCGATCATCCGGTGACGCAGCGGGGCGGCTCGGTAGAGCCACCAAGCACCAGGCTCCCCTGCATCGGTGGTCCAGCGTTCCATCATGGCCGTCTTCCAAGTGTTCGTGTCGACGAGGCAGTACCGCGGGGCCCGGGTGCCTCGGGTCGGTGGCATGCGCCAACCAAACCCCATCCGCTCCCCGGCTTTCTTCTTCTCCTGGTTCCAGGGCCTCTGGCGTGCAGTGACTCCCTTGCCATGGCTTGGAACCACGTGCTGATGTATCTGGGAGAATCGATAGACGACTTCCGTCTGGTACCCCGCATCCACGACCATGATCTCAGGCCGGAACTGCGTCCCGTCGTCGCGACTATAAATCACCGCTTGTCGCTCGTCTCGGAGCTTGCCTAGCGCGACCAATAGCGACTCGGTAGAGGATCGGATTCCGGTGGCTCGTATGATGGTCCGATCGATGTCGGCGAGCGTGACATAGTCGATCCCAGGCTCGGGCCAGATCCCATAATCGACAACTACCCCGGAGAAGTCGGCACCGACACCGGCAACGACCCACCAGAGCGAGGATCCTTGAACGTCGACCCCCAAGGTAATGTGCTCGACCCAGTCGGGAATCTCCCCTCGGCGGTGCGTCGGGAGTATCCGCAAGCAGAACTCGTCGGAGGTCAGGCAGCGGATGCCATCGACGGCAACAATCGATTTCTTGGGCTCGTTTTGATACTCGGCGTCAAACGTGTCCGGATTATCGAAACGGAGATTCTCGGCGTGCTGGATCGCCGAGATCTCGTGAGGAAACTTGCGATGTGCCCAGCCCACCCGGGACCCTGCGTCCATCGCTTCGCGGTTGGCCTTGTAAAACTTGTTGCCCTTGGGATGCTCGTCGTTTCCTTCGGCGATCTCTTCGGCGCGGATGTCGAAGTACTTTGTCCACAATTCCCGGTTTGTCGGCCACTCATAGACCAGCCGGCATCGATCGCCGTGCCATTTGGGCATGAGCTTGTGGTTTAGCATCCGGTCAGCTACGTCGCCCTCTCGGATCACGGTGACGGCCGCAAAGCCTGCGATTCGTTTCCCAGGCCCACCAAGGCCTAGGATTGCGCCCCCGATCACCTTTTCCCGCTTGGCACATTCCGCGTCGGACAGTGCCGAAGTGTCGGTCTGTGGGTCGTTGACGAGCACGAAACTAGGTCGAATTGTCTTGCCGTCGGCGAGTACCTTCTGCATGCCTCGGACTCGCCCAAGGATTCCGGTGCAGCGAATAATTGCCCCAGCCGCCTGCGATCCCTCTATCGTCGGAAACACGAGCTCTTTCCGACGCCATCCAATCAGCGTTCGCTTGCCCTGGGTCGTCTGCGCGTTGCCTCGCTGGGTGATTCCCTCGAGGCATCGGATCGGAAAAGCGATCTCAGGAAAATCCTCCAGGAGCAGTGGATTGGTTTCCCACTCCATTTTGATCACATCGAGCGATTCCTCGGCAGCACCTTCGTCGGCTTCGACTAGGACTCCGAATCGCTGATGTCCATAGGACAGCACCCAGAGCAGGGCTCGCAACAGGACAGTTGTCTTGCCACTCCCTCGCGGCATGGCGATGCACTTCAAGCTTCCGTTGATCGCTCGCTCTTCGATTTCCTTGAGGATCCGCTCATGGTCCTCACTGAACGGCAGCGGGAAGGACTCTTTGAAGTACGTCAGAAGGTACTTCTTGAGATTGAGCCGACAGGACTCTCGTCGCTTAGGATTGACGATCGCCGGAATCGGCCCGATGTCTCTGGCCTCGGTCGATTCCTCTTTGGCTTTGGAGGCCTGGCGTTTGCGGTGCTTGGCGTAAGAGTCCTTGGGACGCTCCGAGCCAGACTCGTTGTCGTCGTCCTCGGGATCCTCGGGAGCTGCTGCGGCTGGCGGTCGCTTCTTTGCCATCAGTATCGGCTCGGCCTTTGGCGTGGAATACCATGCTTGGGGGCACAGTTGCATTGACGGTAGTACCAAGTGATCCGCTCTCGAGTGGAGGCGGCTTTGTACTTGGCTCCACAGCAGGGGCATGTGGGCGCTGTGCCTCTAGCCTGCCTGCGGTATCGTCCGTGTGGACTGGAATTGTGGGGCATGAGATGTTGCATCTCAGCATTCAGTTCGGCGAATACGACCATAGTCCTGAGTCCTCCTGGCTAGTGCGAATCGAAGTCCCATCAAATAGCGACGCTCCGTCTTTTGGTTGCTCTTTGGTTGCCACTCCGAGCTCGACCAGCCTTTGGGAAAGCGTCTGGTGCTCGCTGATCCACAGGTGGCCTGGTTGCTTGGATTTGGGCCGGAGGTTGCGAAACCACTCTCGGTCATGCTGCGGGGTGGGGATGAGCACTCGAGTCCACAAGGGGCACTTCTCGAGGATTCCGACCGTTGCACGGTAGGCCGCGACTCCGGCAGGATTTGGTTCCTCCTTGTCGTGCTTCTCGTCAGTGCCCATGCGTTTATGCTCGATCTTTCGCGACATGGGCGGCGTGAAGCAGTCGATCAGCACCAGTTCGATCTCGCTGTCGTCAGGGAGCATGATGCGGATCACGTTGGGGGACAATGCGAACATGATCTTCGCGCGAGTCATCAGGCCTAGCAATCGTGGGCAACGCATGGGCGTCAATCCTTTGGGGTGAGTGTGAGCGCAGGGTTTCCTACCAAGCGGAGCTGCTCGACGAGCGATCGGAGCAATTCGGTTTTCTTTGGCTCGCCGGAAGCATGGACGAAATGGGCGTCGGGCAAAATCCGGTTGAATTCTTGGTTCCAGACCTGACAGTTCTTTTGAGGCGACAGCATTCGCTTCGCGACTTGCATTCGATGAAAGTTGATCCCGACCAAGGTTTGCTCGGAGACATGGCCAGTGGGGATCGGCAGCGTCGGAGGCTTCCACACATCCGCACCGTGCTGCTTGCAATGAACGACTCCCGAATTCAGGGATTGAATGAAAAGCCTAGAGACTGGCCGGTAGTCGATGCAGCTCGAAACCGACTTGACCGACGCCTCGACCCAAGATGTCGCAGGCAGGTAATTAAACTCGTCGTGAATCGAAACGCTCGCTTGTGTATGGAAAATCGATTCGTCGGCCGATTCGGTGACTAGCACATCAGCGTCTAGGTAAAGCGTTTCCTCGTACTGTTTCGCGAATGCATGGACCCGGAACTTCTCGAGGCCCCACCAGCCCTGGGTGGTATTCTTCAAGGCGACAAAATCCGCACCGCAGGCCTCGGCGTAGGCTCGCATCGGTCCCTCGGTGAACCGCAGCCACTCACGAGCTTTGCCGGTTGCGACGGTGATCACAAGACGCCGACCGCCCTTGATGGTATCATTCACAGGGCGAAACCAAGCCACTTGCCCGGCCGCAGCAATCCTCGACCAGATCTCGCGAGCGCGGGCAAGTGGCACTTGGGGGTGCGAGTGATCGACATCGATCCTCTCGTTGATAGCGTTGTGCAGTTCGACCCCCCAATAGAAAAATGAATCGGGATCCGTGAGCATTTCGTCGAACAGTGGAACGGCTTCCAAGGTTGCCTGGATGTGGACAGCACAAGAGCACCCCGGAGGAAGACTCCAGTGCAGCCACTCGGCAAACCAGGATTTGGCCTTGGCCGGGTCCCAGTCGTTGGCATGCCGAAACGAGTACAGGTGGAGTGCTGGCCAACCGATGTCCCGTTGCTCCGGCTCGAGGTACAGATCTTCGCCAAACTCGTGCGTGACACCACTGATGCCATCGACGGTCTGTGCGATGAATGAACCTTCTCGGATTGGATGACCGAACATGTCTTGCATCAGGAAAGCTCCACAGTCCATTCGGTCGGGAATGCAGTCGGGGGCAGAGAGCCAGGCGTGACGACTCCTGAGTCTGTTGATCCGGTCAGTGTTTGTTCAAAACCACTTGAGACATTGACGAAATTCGGAGGATCGCAAAACGGATCGTCGCAGTCGGTCGGAGTGCAAATACTGTTTTCTGCATCTTCAAGACCTCCAGTGTCAGTCGGCAATTCATCGAAGGCATTGCAAACAAACGCAGGAGGATCGGCAAAGGTAGGAGTGATCGCCGAGATGCTGGCTGCACACTGCGGGCCGCAGCTCAGGCCCACAGCGTTGGCTGTGTTGAAGACCATCGGGAACTCGAGAGTGGCGGCCGAGCGACGCAACACGAGACGAAACGGGTGCAGCGTGACGGACAACAGGGATGGGTTGAACGGCGGCGGTGATCCAACAGGCCAGAATTCGCTACTCCCGGATTCGCAAGTGGTACTCAGCGGGAAGTCGCAAAAAGGCGAGGACGATACAACCGTGGTTTGTGATCCTTGGGTGTATTGCGTCCCCCAGGTCACACCGATTTGTCCATCGATCACCAGTGCCAAGCGATAGCGACACTCGTCCGGTTCGTCGCATCCATAGCCAGGCTGAGTGCGGCTGACGTACAGTCGTGCTGTCGTGATCCCCGCGCGGAGACGCCAACCCTGTGCGCATCCGAAAGCCTCTTGATTGTTGGTTCGGCATGTCTCGGTTGGACCGATAATCTTGCAAGTCCCAGGGAGGCTGGGATTGGTGCAAATCGCCCAGTGTTTCTGGACAGATGTAAAATTCCGCTGATAGCGTCGCCATCGGTACAGACCGTTGATGTCACTCAGATCGTTCGGAGCAGCTCTCGGGAAAGCGGTGATACTCGAGCAGCATCCGTTGACGGTCGCAAAGCTGGCATCGTACACCACGGCAAAGGGAAGCAGTCCATTGTTCCCAGTCACCTGCATGCTGTAGAGACGGTCGGACAGCTTTGGTTGTCTGCATGCGTCTCGGCACCGGTAGCACTTCTTTTGCGATCCGTTGGCGTCGCACCAAGCACAGGTCAATCCTTCTATGGTCGTCGATGTCATTGGCTAACTCCCCACACACCATGGATTGATCACTTGCCAAAATCCAGTGTCGTAAATCGCCCAGCCTTTGTCCCCGTTGACCTGCCAGGTGGCAATGTTGAACGAATCCAGGATCTGCGTCGAGTAGCCTGCGATTGTCGCTGTGGCGGAGCCAGCAGCCCAATTGGTCGTGAGTGTGTAACTGGCTTGCATGGCTCGGCAAGACAGATCCCAAATTCCAAAGCCAGCACCCCCGGAGAGTCCAGAAGTGTTGGCGACGATCTTTGCCAAGCCGAATGCACTACCGACTACCGATCCGGCGATCGGCATCACGAATCCGCTCGCGATCGAGTAGTCCGCCACCGCCAGTCCAGCGATCGCAACCCGACCGAATTTGCCTTCTGGTATTGGCTCGATCGTCACAGCCATTGATTCAAAATGAGGAGTGGCCCCACTGATCAGAGGCGTCAAGGCCTTGAGGGTGTAGTACCCCTTTTGGTAACTCGGATCTTTGCGGGGGCTGGCCTCCTGGCTCGATACTCCAGGAGGGTTTCCAGCCTGGGGGATCAAAGCAGCCTTGCCGATTGCCAGATTCGCACCGGTTTCATTCTTGGCGATGACATGTCCAGGCCCGAGGCCATCGAGGCCAGGCACCCCGAACGACGCAGCATTGCCACGCGCAGCTTCGATGAGCTTCGTGATCTCTCTTTCACGGCTTGCCGATGGTCGGAATTTGTCGCCTGGAAATGTCATGATTAAGGGGTTAGATTCCTAGCAAGGCAAAATTGCCCTCTTCGTACACTCGCTCGACGTACACTCCGCGAGGACGCCTGATGACAAAGCCACCAGACTCCCAAGCTTCATAGTCGATCCATAGGTACTCGTGCCCCTTCTTGGCAACGCCGGTAATTGTACCAAACGACAGCCCAGTTCGATTTGGCGAAGCGGAAAATTTGAAAACAACTGTCGTTTCGCCGTTGCTAGATTGACGGAACTCCGCGCCGGTAAAAAGCAGTTCACCCTGGGCGAAATCTCGAAAAGCTGCGTTGTTGGTTTTGTACGTCAAATTCACAAGGGTCAACACATACGCAAAACTTAGTACGCCCTTTGCCATCGTCTTTTCGATCGAAAATTCTAGGCCAGGAATCCCGATCTCGACGCCCTTGACTCCGTTCTGATCGACGTTGATCGCCGATCCATAATTCGCAGCGCCCGAACCGTAGATCGTTGTCCCATACGACTGGGTGATTGTCTGGCTCTTGCCCTGGCTCGTGCCACTGTAGGTGAACAGCTCGATCGCACGAGATTCGTACCCAAAGACAATTTCCCATGCGTTTGGCGCAAGCGGCTTCGCCTTAGCAGTGACCATCTGCATCGCGGGAAGTACTCCACTGGCCGCAATGGTCAATGGGAATGGAGTACTGGGCAAGTCGATGGCCGCTTGTGCAGCATCCTCCGCCTGGGTGTATCCGGTGACGATAGCAATGCGGTTGAAGCTTTTACGTCCACCAATGAGATCGAAGTCCGTTTCGCGAGACTCTGCGGTTTCATCAATGAAGATCGGCAAATGCGTCCATGCACTCATGATTTATTTAGGTCCCATAAGTAGGCGATGGTGATTGGGCGGTGTTCTTGGCGATCTGCGAGAGCAAGTCGTTCGACTTGGCTGACTGATCCGCCATACGATCGAGGGCCGATGTAGTGCCCCCCATCATGCCAGCAGCAAAGCCGGAGAACGTTCCTCCGACTTGAGTGGCGGTAGTCGCCTTGACCTGTTCAACGGTGGGGATTTTCCTGCTTGTCGGAGCGGATAGCGTCTTGGCTGTGTCGACCACGGCTTCAACGGCTTGCCCCAAAGGACCAAGGAAGGAAAGGAATCCTTT